TATACTATAGAATAAAATGATTGGATATTCCCCAGTTCGGAAACTCACAACCAAAGTGCTTGAAAAGGAACTTAGTGTGATTTTGAACGGTGCGGTAACACCCATGTTATTCAATTGTGTGCCTGATTGCTTACTTAATTCTGTTTGGGGGCAACGCTACGTGAATGTTTGGGCAGCCAACCAAGCTTATGGACAATTGAGACGTTATGTCCAATATGTCCAGTTTGGATTTGTCTGCTTGAGTGCGTGGTTTTTGTCGAACTTGTACAGAGGAAAAACATTTATATTGCCTGGAATAGTTTGCGTTTTGTTGACAGTATTGGCTTCGCTATTGATGCGAGCATACTGTAAACGTATTGAACAGGTGAAAGAAGTGTATTTCCGCAGGAGAGATGCATTGCCTCAATCTTGCAATGTGAAAACCAATGGTTCCAAATGTGCATTGGCTGTTGCCACCGCAGTGGTGGGAATGGCAATGATCCGCATGTGGAATTCAAAGAGAATCCGAGATTTGGAAACTAACAGTGATCGTGATTCCGAACCTGGTTGGTTTGGATGGTTGATTGGAAGTAAGAAAGCTTCATACGAAAGTGATGAACGAGTTAAATACTCTACAACTCTAGAAGTGCGCAACGCCATTTCCCGCAATTTATGCTGGATGGACGTTGAAAGAGATGATGGGTCGAAGACTCGTTGTAACGCTTTCTTTCCACGAACATCAGTTATGTGGCTTCCAAGACATGTGTTCTATCCAGGAGCAGATGTCACCAAAACACCTTCACGTTTACTTACAGTTGATGTGCAGCGAAATAATTCACCTGGATCTAGGTTTAGGGTGCGTATTTCACTTAATCAATGCGTGGGTATTGGTGGTTTGGACATGGTCGCAGCGTATGTACCTAACGCTCCAGACTTTGCTGACGTATCACACATTTTACCAAAAACAATTTCTGATGGCACTTGTGCTGCAAAAATGGTTGTTCGAGGCCGTGATTTGATCTTGAACACTACTAGTATTTTGGCGAAAAGTGGCAAATTGTCACATTGTGGTTTTGTGTACGACGGTGTTTCGTATAACACTGATTTGGCAAGAGTGGGAGCTTGTATGGGCGTTGTGATTTCTGATCAAACATCACCCGTGGTTTTGGGTTTTCACATAGCTGGAAGAGAACGTGACAATTATGGTGTTTCTCAAACTGTTACATACAGTATGTACGAGCAAATGTGCTCGGACTTAGAGAAATGTTATGGAGTCACATTATCTTCCAAAGCTGGGAAAATTCCTGCTACACAATATGGTAAGCCTCTTATTGTATCAACAGAAGTACATCCGCTGTGCAAACTTGCTACAGCTGATGAAAACACTTGTGTTGACATATTAGGTGCTACAGCGTTGAGATCAACGCAGAAAAGCCGTGTTGTGCAAAGTGAATTGTCCCCACATGTTGCAGAGATAACAGGTGTGCAAAACAAATGGGGGCCACCCAAAATGACCCCTAATTGGGCAGCATACAATAAAACTTTGGAACATGTGGTGAATCCAGCAGATCCTTTTGACCCTGATCTAGTCGTAATGGCTATGAAAGATTGGGTTGGACCTGTTAAGGAATCACTGCAAGAATGGATCAAAACAGAAGAAGTTCGACCATTGACATTGGAAGAAAGCATTCTTGGCATAGACGGAAAACGTTTTATTGATGCCATTCCGATGAACACAAGCATGGGATTTCCTATTTTCCAAGCCAAACATAAATGGTTTGAGGAAAAGCGGGAGGATGGAGTTCTGGTTTCCAGGACTCCACACCCTTCTGTTTTGGAAGAAATGGAAAGACAAAAGCAGTGTTGGTTGGAAGGAACGCGAGCCTACCCAGTCACAGCAGCTACTTTAAAGGATGAACCCACACCTCTCGATTCTGAGAAAGTGCGAGTTTTCCAAGGTGGAAGTGTTGCTTTTGGAATTTGGTTGAGGATTTATTTTTTGCCAATTTTGCGTTTCATGCATCACAATCCGACTTTGACAGAGTCAGCAGTTGGTGTTAATGCAATGGGACCTGAATGGCAAACATTGATGGAACATGCTGAAAAATATGCAACAGATGGAAAGATGATTGCATGGGATTACAGCAAGTATGACGTCAGAATGAATTCTCAAATGACACGTTCCGTGATGTACTTATTCATCGAACTTGCCAAAAGTGTACCTGGTTATACCAGTGAAGATATTACACTTATGGAAATGATGGTCATTGATTTGACTCATCCTTTGATCGATTGGAATGGTGTTATGTTCATGGCATTTAATATGAACACATCAGGAAACAATTTGACGGTGGACATTAATGGAACAGCAGGAAGTTTGTATGTACGTATAGCATTCTTCAATTTGTTCCGAGATGTCCCAATCGGGGATTTTCGAAAGTGTGTGAGTGCATTAACTTATGGTGACGACTTTATAGGGAGTGTTGTGCAGAAATACAGAGATTTCAATTTTGAATATTTCAAGGCATTTCTTGCAGAACATAAAATGAAGGTCACACTACCAAGTAAAGATAACTCAAGTTCTGAATTTCTGGATAAAGAAGATGTTGATTTCTTAAAGAGGAAATCTAACTATATTCCAGAGATTGGACAAACTATCGGAAAATTGGACGAAAATTCAATCTTCAAATCATTGCACAGCAATGTCAAGTCAAAGAATTGTTCAACAGCAGAATTGCAGCGCTCAGTGCTACAAGGTGCTATGCACGAATGGTTCGCACATGGCAGAGAAGTCTATGATATGCGATTGAAACAGATGGAGGAAGTGTGTAAGCGGGTGGATTTACCTGCTCATGACATTTTGATTCCATTTGAATCTCGTGTTGAACACTGGATTGAGAAGTACCGGTGTTAAATGCGTCCCGTCAGGGATGACGTTAAACATCCAGGCTTGGCTTGTGGCCTTTTCACAATCCAGTCAGCGATGACTATAAACATTTGGCGTCTCTCGAATGCCGTTTCGTTAAATCGAGGACTTTCACACTGATTTACCGCACGACTTGTTGCACCTCAAGGTAACAAGTCATGAAGGAATGTGTGAATTTTAGATGTTAACAGTATTTACTGTTGGCTTAGTCAGCCGAATCATTGAGCTCTGGCGTTGTGTTTGATGCAAAACCAACGTTATAAACAAAGCGCATCACTACTTTTAATGAAATTTTAAATAACAACAAAAGTGTTGTGGCGGACAACTCAAAACCGTCAGTCCTGGATAGGACGATCAATATTATTTGCAATCTCATCATGCT